CTATTCGAGCTTGGGATCAGGCACATCGTCAGGTCAAATCACACAGACCGACTCTATAAATCCCTAAGCTCTAGGCTACCGGGTCTAATTGGACTGCCCGAATTAGAGTATGAAAACTTTATGGGGTTCAAGACTCTAGGCATTAAGTTTCACCGTAAGCCGTATGAGATTAGCCATGACTGGATTATGGTGCATGGCGATGAGCAAGCCATCAACCACAATGCCGGTTTAACGGCTCTAGGAGCCGCTAGGAGGCACGGAAAGAGCGTAGTGTGTGGTCATACCCACAGACTAGGGGTATCGGCGTTCTCAGAGGCATCTGGAGGCGTTTTAGGGCGTGTCCTGCAAGGGCTTGAAGTAGGTCATTTAATGGATGAGAAGCAAGCCTATTACACGCGTGGCACGTTCAACTGGCAAAAGGGCTTCGGTCTGCTCTATGTGGATCGTAAAGGCACTACGCCTGTGGCAGTACCGATGGACAAGCAAGGCAGCTTTGTGGTCGAAGGTAAGCGTTATGGATGAAACTAAGCCTGACCTACACCGCACGATTGACGATCACATCGACCTTTTCGTTACCTTACCGTTATAGAACACGCCGGTGTTCCGGTTATTGACAAATCCAATTTAGGCGTATCCTTTTTGCATGTCCGAAATACGGACACGGAAGGAACACATGAAACTAGGGCAAATGCAGGTCACATTGACACAGGAAGATTTCACAAACCTGTGGGATCAGTCGATGGAGTGGGGCAACGATTGGAAGGTACAAGCCGACCGCTTTGATAGTCGTATATCGTTCCATTGGCAGCGCGCTTACTTTTTTGAGATTGCGTATGCAAATTTTATATTAGCCAAGAGTTATCTCGAAAGCATAGGCGTTGCTTTTGAAGTCACACACGATGCAGCTGGTGGTTGGGTAATCCTGACCGATTACGATTGGGCAGATGCGTGACACGTTATCAATTAGAAGTCATTTTATGGTGTGGATTGGTTAGCCTTGTGCTGACTACTTGGTTTATCAACCTAAAAAATAATCATTACAAGAGAGGTTATCGGGATGGATACAACAGGGGCAAAGCGGTTGCGCTCGAAAGACATATTGACTAATGCTAGTGACACGATCGATGAAAGATCCGCAACGCATGGTCATTACGACCTCACTTTACTTAGAGCGTCAAAACTCTGGGGCGACTATCTCGAAAGGCAAATCGACCCGATGGATGTTGCAATCTGTATGGCATTACTCAAACTCGCAAGAGTTATGGAATCTCCACGCCATGACGATAATTTTGTGGATTTGGTCGCCTATGCAGCCATCGCCGGCGAGCTCGCGGTCAAAGATTGGCACGATCTGGATGCTTTCTAGATCACCAAAAGGCACTTGGTGTGATTACTGCAAGCTCCGGTGGGGAACTGATAACTGGCGTGGACAAACACAAGCGGTCTGGCAAATCACAAGCAAAAGAAAAAATAAACTGGTTGTCAGACACTATTGCCATCCTTGTGCTATGGAAGCTCAAACGTGGCACGATGGTACGACTTGGACTTTCAAAGAACAATTGGACTATGCGAAAGGACACATGCAGTTAGATGTTTAACTTAAAAGACTATGAAGATGTAGATACGAGGATACATAAATTTTATGAAGAATACCCGGATGGATCTATACACACAGAGCTTATTCAGAATAACGATGATCAAGGCATCGTGGTCTTTAAAGCTACGGCGTACCGTACCCATGCAGATGCTATGGCTTCCGCTGTTGGTTATGCGCGCGGCGCTCGCAAAGATCGCGGTGTGGATCGCGATTTTTGGTTTGAGAATTGCGAAACATCTGCAATCGGAAGATGCTTGGCTAATCTCGGTTTATCTGCTAGAGGAAAGCGAGCTTCAAGCCTTGAAATGGCTAAGGTTGAGGACGCTAAAACAAATGGTCAGTCGCCGATACGGGTACGCACCCAAGAGCAAAAGGAGTTTCTAAATGCTACTAATCCGAACGCAGAAATCATTTGGGATACCACGATTGAGCCGCCTAGTGATGAACCCACTTTGGCGAACGCAGTTGATTTGGTTCAATCGGTATTATCTGCCGAAATTGTGCCTAGCTGTAAGCACGGCAATCGCATCCTTCGTGAAGGTCATGGCAAAAATGGTGCTTATCGTGGTTGGGGTTGCCCTATTCCTATGAGGAATAAAGCTGAACAATGCAAGATGATATGGATGATTTTAGATCCTGCTGGTAAATGGCAATTTCGACCCGAAGATGAAGATTTGATTGTGGGGTGAAAAGTATGCTGGTATTAGACAAGCGATTAGACGTGTGCGACAATTGTAACGAGCCGATAACTGCTGGAACAGTCAAGCCGTGCGAATGTCGCACATGTCATGTTAGGTCTAACTAAATGTCACAATCTCGTAAGCATCGAGGATATGCGACTCAACGAATTGTAGCAGAGTATCTGCAAGCAAATGGTTGGGAACACGCGCTGCCTGTTGGAGCTGGTAGAGATGGCTCAGACATAACAGGTATTAAAGGGCTTGATATTGAAATAAAAGCCCGCAAGGGATTTAATCCTAGCGAAACCATCCGACAATTACAAGAGCGCAAGAAAGACACCGGACTTGGGGTTGGTGTTATGCGCTTAAATGGGCAAGGTGAGAAATCCGTTGAGCAATTCGTTGCTGTTCTCACCTTAGCCGATCTCGTTTACTTACTTAAAGCTAGTGGCTACTGAACCGACCCTGATCCATCGATGCACAGGCTGTGGCTTGTGGATTTATGGTAATCGTGAAAGGTGTGAATCGTGCTCAAAATGCTAGATATATTTTGCGGCGCTGGTGGCGCTTCGATGGGGTATCACCATGCTGGCTTCGTGGTAAGCGGCTTGGACATCAAGCATGGTAAACGCTATCCATTTGAGTATTTTAGACTGGATTTTACAACGCTTGATGTAGATATGTTGCGAGGTTATGACTTTATCCACGCTTCGCCACCATGTCAGACGTTTTCGATAACCAAAAATCTAAGAAACGCACAAGGAAAATCTACGGATAAGTTAGATTTGCTAGAGCCAACACGCAAGTTGCTACAAGAATCAGGCGTGCCATTTATCATTGAAAACGTGCCGGGAGCACCTTTGATAGATCCTGTGATGTTATGCGGTAGCGCATTTGGGTTAAAAGTTAGAAGGCATAGGCTGTTTGAATCAAATTTAAAACTTACTGGTACTCAATGCAATCACAAGGCTCAGGGCAGACCTGTGGGCGTGTATGGCAGTATGAAAGATGAAATACCAAATGGCGGTAAAACAGCCACAACAATGCAAGAAGCGCATGAAGCGATGGGTATTGACTGGATGATATGGGGTGAATTGGTAGAAGCCATCCCACCTGCCTACACAAAACACTTAGGAAAACAAGTAATTGACCAATTGTGATTCACATCACATTAGTTAAGACACGCCGAGAGAGTGAGCGTAAATGTTAATTAAACTTGACAAGCTCGGTATGCTGAGTCGCCTAGCGCGCCTGAGGGGCAGCGCACTTCGGCGATCAGCATTAGGGCGAGCTATTGTCGTTTTACTGTTAGCAACGACATATAGCGTTGCAGCTGCAAAAGAGATTAATACAGTAACAATAGAACAAACAGCACAAACAGAACAACAGCCACTTTACGATTTAATGAATGTAAAACTATATTTGCATAACCAGATAAATGATTGGGATGAGTTTGAGTGCGCTAATGAGTTAGCCTTTAAGGAGAGCTCTTGGAGATATGATGCTGTTAATAAGAGTAGTGGCGCTTATGGCATATTCCAACACATGAGTGATCATGCACATAAGTGGGATGCTTATAAGCAAATAGATAAACACATTGAATACGTCAATGCTCGCTACAATGGCTCATGGTGTTCTGCGTTGAGTAAGCTAAAAAGGCAAAAATGGCATTAAAACCTTATAGAGCAACAAGCCATTGGAAGAAGCTCAGATTGCAGGTACTTAGGCGTGATGCTTACACATGTCATTACTGCGGTGATGTAGCTAACGAAGTCGATCATGTAGTTGCTAAAGTGCGTGGGGGCGAAGATAGCTTGGACAATTGCGTGGCAGCGTGTCGTCAATGCAACACGCGGAAGAAAGATAAAGATGTGAGCGTTTTTTTAGCAGACGGTTCTAC